TCGTTTAATTAACGTAGAAGAATATTTTTCTTTATTACGCAATACATGTCTAGCAGCTTCCTGAACAGACATACCATGTGATTTTGCCCAAGCAGTAAACTTGCCTTTATTCTCAGGCTTAATTTTTATTTTTCCCATTTATCTATAAGATAATCTATATTTTATACCTATAAAAGGTACAACAAATTTTGTTTGAGTTTCATTGTCAAAAGATAAATCTAAGACCATGTATTTATCTCTTATACGTTCATGCCATACTTTTGTTCCTGTAGAATCAATATTTATTGGATCAAATATATTAGACGAAGTTGTATAATCTGTAGTTACTAAATTTCTAGGAACTACTAACGTCCAACCACGTTCTCTACGCATAATATTAACTGGGTATAATAAATCAATCCAATCAGTATTCTGATAATCGTTATAACACCTAATTTTATCAAATGTTATTCCATACTGCTCTATATCTGTAGAATCATCAAATGCGTTTGAAATATACTCAACTGTATCAAATACTTTAGTTATAGGATAATTATCATTATACATTAATTTTATCGTAGAAGCAAATGTATTTGTTAAATCTTCATCTGTACTTTCAAGTAAAGAATAAAATCTACAACGAGGATTAATGTCACTATTATGCATAAACATAAAACTAACACTGTTAGATAAGTATGGTTTAGTACTTAAATATCCATCTTTATAATCAATATACATATAAGGAACAAAATCATAAAACGATACAAATTGATCTGTTTGTTCATTAAAACCAATTGTATAACCAGCAACATTACTAGAATATAAAGTATATATTACATCATCAAATGTCCTATCATATACACCATGTACAGAATAAGTTGAAGCATATTTATCTTTGAACCAAGACCATAAGCCTTTATCCTTAGTTAAATTTATAAGTTTATTGTCAAATCTATATATAGAAGTATCTTTATTATAGAACCAATATATAGCAGTATCACTCTTTACAATTGTAAATTTATTTAATATACCAACAGAAGAAGATATATAATCATATCTATCTAATACTCCACCAGTACCTAATGATAAATTAGAACTAGAACTATCTTGTATCAATGATCTTTCATTAACAGACAAAGTACCAAAGGCATCTTCTTGCCAAAAGAATAATCTATCATTAATAGTATCAATAGCTCTTACTTCACCATAATTAGAATCTACTTCTATTTCTTCATTTGTATTAAACTTAGTCCAAGAATCTGATAGTTCACCAGTGTATTTAACATTAGATGCTTTAATTAAACAATCAAATGAAGTTTCATTTACAGTATCAAACATTACAGATACAGCATATTGAGCACTAGTCTGTTGAGAATATACTGTATTATATAAATACAAATCAGTTGTTTGATCAAAAGCTTCTAAATGATCCCCCATAAATTCTTGTCTCAGCATACTATCAATATGATACAATGGATACATATGCCTAGATTCTTTATCGTGCCTTAAGTCACAATTAATTGAACTTTCTAAAGGAACATATACTGTTTCAATATATGTATCCCTTAACGATGTTAATTCAACTTGAGATAAATCAGCTAATAAAGTACTACAATCAAAATAATTTATAAAAGTATCTCCATAGTA